TGTAGATAAAAGAATTAATACATTAGAAAATAAACTCAAACAGTTAGAACCTAAAATATTAGCGATTCAGGATAAACCACAAACAGACTTCTTAACTAAAATTTTAAGTCAATTAACTTTGAACCAAATCCAAATAAACAAATTTAAAATCTCTGTCATAGATTTTTATCAATTATTAGAAGACTACAATAAACAAGTAAGAGAACGTGAAAGTCAGTTAAATAGATAAAGGTAAATGAAAATTGCAGTTTCAAATAGTCCTTTTGTTGATTTAAAAAACAGCAAAAAAAGGTATAATTTAGTTTCAGGAGGAAGAAATTCAGGAAAGACTATTGATGTTATTCTATACCTTATAACTGAAATGCTGTCTATTCCAACTCAGATTATGGTTACTCGTTACACCATGACTAGCAATGAAACTTCAATTTATGCAACATTCTCAAAATACATACAAAATGACGATAGGTTAAGTAATTTTTTTATAATTCAAAAAGATAGTATAAAATGCACACTAACAGGAGCGGAAGCTGTATTTAAAGGTATTAAAACATCTTCACACATTCAGACTGCTAATTTAAAAGGACTGGAAAGATTCGATCACTTTGTAATAGATGAAGCTGAAGAGTGGGTTGATGAGGATAGTTTTGATAAATTAGACTATTCAATTAGAACCAAAAAATTAAAGTGTAAAATTATTATTATACTAAATCCATGTTATAAAACACATTGGATTTACAAGAGATTTATTAAACCTAATTTTGAATTTATCAACATAGAGGGGCATTTAATAGAAAAATCTAAAATAGAAAATGTGAACCATATTATTTGTACGTATCATAGAATTATTAAGCATTTAAACGAGGATATAATTTATAAAATCAATTTAGAAAAAAATAACTCAGATAGATATGCGCATATCATTTTAGGTAAGTGGGCTGAGCAACCAGAAGGTCTTATGTACCCTGACGGAATAACTGAAATGAATTTAGATTTTAAAATTGAATATGAGAGTATTTATTCGTTTACAGATTTAGCCGTTGGCGGTTCAGATTATTTTTGTACTATTTTTTGTTTTATTCGTGATAAAAAATTCCATGTTTTCGATGCTATTTATTCAAAAGATGGATTAAATTATACTAAGCCAATGCTAAGGAATAAAATACAGCAATATGATTGCATTTATAACTTCATAGAGATGAATCGTGGAGAAGAGTTAATCATTAACGAATTTTACGAAAACTATGTAATAGAATTAAATGGAGTTCGTTCGACGACGAATAAATTAGAACGAATTATGTTTAAGGCTCACCTGGTAAATAATGATTTTACATTCCAACAAAACGGAACTAAAGAATTTATGCTATTTAAAGAAGATTTGAAAAGTTTCCCTAAAAAAGGTTATAAAAATTCAAAAGAAGGAAATGATGACGCTCCGGATACATTAAATTTCGCACAAGAATTTAAATTAAAAAACCAAAATATTTTTTAGAAAAAATATTGATTTTATGTATTATTATTATTTCTAATTTTGAAAAAAATAAATAAATGGGATTTTTCGATTATTTCAAAACCATTTGGAAAAATAAACATACATCTGAATTCACACAAGGATTCTTCAATAATGCGTTTAGTAATGATTTTGAATATTCCGAAAAAAACCCGTTCTATTTAAAATCCATTCTTTTAATTTCCGAAGCCGTTTCAAAGGCTGAATTTATAGCATACAATGATAAAGGAGAAGTTGTTAAAGACGACAATTTAGTTAATTTAATCAATGAACCAAATTTACGTCAAAATAAAATCGAATTTTTAAAAGAATTTAGTGAAAAGTTATTAAAATACGGTTGGATTTATATTTATTCCGAAGTGAATTCTACAAATAGTTTTGATGCTAAAAAATTAGCAAAAGCGCCTAAACTTTTCAATTTAAATCCAAAACTGGTAAATTTCAATACAAAAATTGAAAGAAGGATAACTGATTTAGATGTTAGTTTTGATTATGATAACTATCTAAATTTACGTTATTCAGATATAATTCCATTCGTTGATTGGAAAGTTAGCGATGAAAACCAATTTAAAGGAGTTTCAAGGTTAGATTATTTAAAAAATGAAACTAATTTAATTAACCTGGCAAACAATGGAGATTCTAATCGAGTTAAATTATCAGGACAAGTTGTTATTTCAAAAGAGCAAGAAAAGGACGACGCGATAAAGGTTTCTAACTCAGTAAATTTTTTCGATAAAAGAGATCCAGAAGCAAAATCTGAGGCTAAAAAATTGGAGCAATTATTCCATTCTAAAGGATTAGGGCAAGGACGTTCTATCTTTGTGACGGATTTATCTTTGAAAGTTTTAAATCTATCAGATGGCATAAATAATCTAGATTTTACGCCATTAAAAAAAAGCAATGGTAATTTATATTATTCAGTATATAATATCCCAAATGGATTAATTGAAAATTCAACGTATGACAATAGAGATGCTGACGAATTATTCCTTTATGAAAATATTGCTAAAAATATTGCTGAAAATTTCGCGAACTCATTAGTATCTTATTATTATCATACAAATAAAATTAAGGTATCATTTGAACACCTTGAGATTTACAGAAATAGAAAGCAAGAGCAGAAAAAATCCTATAGTGAATTTTTGAAAAATTATATTGAAATAATTAATAATTTAGTCGCAAATAATAATCTTACCGTTGAAGAAGGTAAAATTAAAATAGATAACGCAATTAATAACGAAATATTGTCATGAAAAAACTAACTACAAAACAAGTTGAAGATTTAATTAAGGGGCGTGAAAACCAACTAAAATTAATTAAAAAAAAAGAAATTAATATAGATAAAGAAGTAAAAAAATGATAATCAAAGGAGTAACTGACAATATTAGTTTCAAATCTAAAACTAATTTTTTAGATTATGTAGGCGAAAATAAAGAAAAAATAATTGACACTAAAAAATCAATTATTAAAATGGGCTATTTATCTGATTTCTTTTTTGAAGAACAAACGAAAGAACAGGAAAGTTTTTTATCTGATTTTTTGTTTAAAAATATAGAAGAAAATCAAAATAACATTTTGTCTAAAAAATTAGCAATAAATTCAACTAATTACTTAGATTCTCATCAGGATTTGCATATAAAAGGTATTTGGGACGATTCAATTCCAGAAGTTCAAGGAAAAATATATTTAGTAAATAATCATGAGCTAAACCACAAAGAAGTTATTGCATATCCGGAAAGTATTAACATTTCAACAAAAATAGTATCATTTAGAAGTTTAGGTGTCGATTCAGATTTGGAAACGCAACTCTTAGTTTTCGATGCTGAAATTAAACAAGAAATTAATTCTTTAATGTACGAAAGGTATTTAAAAGGATTGGTTAAACAACATTCTATTAGAATGTCTTACGTAGGTATTCAAATGGCTTTAAAATCAGATTCAGAATTATTTGTTGAAGAAAATTATTTATTTGAAAAATTTTTAAAACAAATGGCAAATCCAGAAATAGCATTATCTGATGAGGTTTATTGGATAGTATCAAAAGCAAACATAAAAAGTGAGGGTTCGAGTGTCATTTTTGGCTCAAATAAAATCACTCCAGTATTAAATTAAAATCATTAAAACTATATAAAATGACAGACCAAGAAAAAGAGTTGAAAGCTAAAGAGTTAATCAAAGAATTAACTAAGGAGCAAGTTGAACTAATTTTAGAAAGCAAAAAAACTGCAGACGAAAACGCTTCAAAATTAGTACATCAAGAAATTGAAAATTTAAAAACACAAATTAAAACAAATCCAGATGTTTCAATTTTGAAAAAAGACATCGAGCGTTTGGAAGATGCTTTAAGTAAAATTGAAAGCAACAAAAATCAAAGCAGAAATGAAGTATTATTAACTGCGTTCGAAAATCCAATTATAAAATCGTTTTTAGCCAAAGTTGCTCAAAAAGGCAAGACGGAAGATACTGAGGAATATTCTTACAAAGGCGATTCTCGTTTTTCACGTGCTGGAGAAAAAAATAGATTTAAAGCATTTAATTCCTTAAATGTACATACAATTAATACGGTAAATTCAACTACTTTACCTACTGCTGGTTCAACAGGAATTGTACCTACATTGTGGCAACAGATAATGACGCAGATTTTAGGTAGTTACGAAACTCCAAGAGTAATATCTAATATTTTAGATTTCGTCATGGTAGAACAATTAAATGCACCAAGAATAGCAACTATTAGTTATAATTATACGGCTAATTTTCAAGTTACAGATGAATGCGAGATTAAACCTTTCACTAAATTAAATGCAATAGACATGGTCGAAAGTGAAGCCGAATTTATTGTTACTTTATTTTGCTACTCTATGCACCTAGAATTTTGGTATGCAGACCTTTATAATGACTTCAAAACTTCGCTAAGACGTCTATTGCTAGAGGAAATACCTAAAAGAGTAAATGCGTTTTTAAACACAAAAGGGATACCTTTTACTCCAACAGCAAACACCTACACCACAACTGCACCTGATGACGTAGACGCACTTGCATCTATTGTAGCAGACTTATATATTAAGGGTGTGAAAAATCCTATTATAAGACTTTCTCCAGGTAAATATACCGAAATAATACGTGAAAAAGCAACAGATGGACATACCAAAAACAATAACAACGGATCTATAAGAATAGTTGATGATAGAATCTATCTAGGAATGTATCAGATCCAAATAATTCAAGAAGAATCATTTGGCATTGACGAATTGCAAGTAGGCGATTTCTCATCAGTTAAGGTTGCAATTCATAATGATATTATTCAGATTGAAAAAGTTGGTACAGTCGTATTAGATGACAATTCTACTTCAACAGAACGTAATATCAACATTGATGAAATAGGTATTTTTGTTGCGTATAATATGCCGACAAAAGCAAACGCTTATTTAATTCGTGATACTTTCACTAATGTAAAAACATTAATTACAGCTTAATCCTAACAAAATAAAATAAATAAATGGGAGAATTAGAAAAATTAAAAACGAAATCAATAAAAGACCTTGCGATTGAGGTTTTGAATGATTTTAAAGCAGAATGGGAGAAAAATGGAAAAAAATCAAAAATAATCAGTTTTGAAAAAAACGGCAAAAAGATTATAACTGAAAAAATCACAGATGTTCCTTATATTGATATGTACGATATAAAAAAAATAGAATTTACAGAAAATTTCGGATTTCATAAAAAAGGGGCAAAAGTAGAGGTTAGCATTGTTTTGCTGAAAGTTTTTGTTGATAAATTAAAGGTAGCAAAAGAAATTAATTAATGTTTACAAATTACGAACAATATACAGGTCAGGTTTTCATACCGCAAAATGAATGCTTAGAAAATGTTCATTTTCTAGAAAGCATTTTTGCTACGGAACGGCAAATGTTAGAAAATATACTTGGATATTGTTTGTATTCTGAATTATTAGATAATTTAATTTTTAATGTTGAAACTGGTTATAGTGAATTAAAAGTAAATGCACCACAACACATTATAGACCTTGTTTTAGGCGTTGTTTACGACAATGTTTCTGATTCAATTAAAAGCAAATGTGGTTGTGGTTGTAACTATTCAAAATGTGATAAAAAGCATTGGAAAGGACTTTTAGAATTAAGGGAATTTTCCTATATTAAAGATGATTGCGGAATTAATAATGTTATAACAGTAAGTAAAAAGTTTTCATTCTTAACTTATTACTGCTACGCAGATTATATAACTCACAATTCTGTTAATTTTGGAAATTTAGGTAGTAATGATTTTAACGCTACTAATAATAATATTAAAATTAGTAACGCTTTAATTTCATTCTATAACCATGTTAAAGGGTGTAATTCAGGGTGTGATGTTAGCTTGTACACTTATTTGAGTGACAATATAGATAAATTCCCAAAATGGGAAGGTGATTATATATGTTCAATGCAGGAGGTTAATATTTGGGGATTAAAATGAACGAAGAAATATTAATTTATCATTCAATTAAAGAATTAAATCTTAA